CGCATAACGTAGATGGACAATCTTTGTTTGATAAATCTTTTGGTACTAAAAAATAACTCTGTGCATTTGCACATGGTTTGAACCAACAATTGTCAGAATATGGTTTCAAATGTGTTTTCATTTCGGTATATTTTTCGTCTTGAGATCTATTTAGACATTTACAATCATCAGTATCATTAGCCAAACAAAATTCTGATATTACTTCATCGTGTTGCTCTGGAGATAATTCAGATAACCAAGTCTTACAATAACTACCTTTTTTATCTAGTGAATTATATTTAGAACAGGCGCCGTTTATACCGCGCGCGCAATAACGCGATGTTTTAGTATTACAAAATATTTTCATTAAATTATTATATTCATCGAGCGGCCATTTGGATTTGAAAGATTTCAATTGTTCTATTGTATCTATAAAATCTGTATTGTATACGCATTTTATCTGAGGCGCGGTTTGATCCCATGTAATAGTCTCGAGTGGATTAATACCGATCGCATTGTATCCTATGAAACATTCGTGTCTATCTGGTTTCAAACATATATTTTGTTCTGGATGTGTAATACCACAATATGCTTGACCCACGGTCGGATCGTCTATTCCATCTGTTGTACCACAATCAGTTTGGGGATAATACCATAAAAGATATTGCGAACATTCATGTGATTGATATGTCGATTTTCTTGATTCTTGAAGTTTGCTTAAAATTAAACGATCATCTTCCATTTTTATTTAACTTGATTTTTGTCAACATTTCAATCAATATATTTTATACATAAAATGTCGATAACACTATACAAAACATCTATTGCAAATGGAAAATTACTAACTTGGACAATAGAGTGGTTAGAAAACTCGTACAGAACCATATCTGGATATTCAGACGGAGCTAAAACAACATCGAAATGGACAGTCGTCTATGGAAAAAATACTGGTAAAGCAAACGCGACTACAGACGTAGAACAAATGTGCAAGGAAGCAGAAGCTATTGTACAAAAGAAAATTTCAACAGGTTATAGTTTAGATAAATATGAAGAATGTGTATTGTTCAAACCAATGTTGGCTGATACTTGGAATCCACAAAAAGCAACGTTTCCAATATTTTCTCAACCAAAACTAGATGGAATAAGATGTATTGCAAATAAATGTGGATTATGGAGTAGAAACGGAAAGCCCATATTATCTGTACCACATATAGAATTATATCTGTCTGATATTTTCGTTAAACATCCAAACCTTATATTAGACGGTGAATTGTATTGTGATAAATTCCATAATGATTTCAATAAAATTTGTTCAATAGTCAAGAAAACAAAACCAACAAAATCCGATTTTAAAACTGCAGAAATTATAGAATATCATATTTATGATTGTCCGAGTAATAAAAATTTTTCAAAAAGAATGGAACAATTGGAACAATTGGAACTGGAAGAACCGTGTGTAATTGTTGAAACAAAATTGTTGTTTGATTTGGATTCTGTGAATGATCAATTTGATGAATATATAAACGATGGATACGAGGGACAAATATTAAGAAAAGATTTGCCATATGAAAACAAACGGTCTAAAACATTATTGAAACATAAATAATTTATGGATAGAGAATATATAATCAAAGACGTAATAGAGGGTAAAGGCAATAAAACTGGTATGATTGGTAGTATGGTATTTGAATCTGAATATGGTAAACCATTCTCTGCAAATGTAAAAATTGGATGGGACGAATCTAGAAAAATGTGGAAGAATAGACGTAATTTAATTGGAAAAACTGCAACTATAAAATTTGCAAACTATACACCAGATCATATCCCGAGATTTCCATATGTAATCAAATTTGCTCGTGAAGATTACGAATAGATTTTTTAAAATCATAAACACATGTGTTTATGATTTTATTGCTTTTATTCAACTTTAATTAAATGTCTACCAATATGTTTTTGAATAATTGGATAACTAACGACATCTACTTCATCACCAACACCCAATATACTTTTAAGCGTTGTATCTAGTTTACATTTTCTCTTATCAGTTTCATCTTGTAGTTTATGTTCTTTAACATAATCCCAAACTGCCTTTGTCACGTCAACTCTGGAATGGAGACTGTCCATTTCCCAACCGGCAAATGCAGCCATATCAGCGCTACCGTTCATTTTCTTTTCAAATTGAGAAGTCCCCTTTTCTTTTGGTTCTTTTGGTTCTTTTGGTTTATATTGTTTGGTATGTTTGGAAATTGATTGTAGTTGTTTCAATAATTTGGTTTTGGCTTTTAATGAAATTTCATCGCTCGATTCAATCATAGATTGCATCGTTGTAATTGAATCGATAAGAGACGAAACAGAACTACGCTTTGTTGGTGGCATTTTTATTGAGTAAAGAAAAAGATTTAAAACAATAAATTTCTCAAATGAGATTCAATCTTATCAACCGGTATTGTATATGGAACAATTATTAAATTTACATTATTTTCTTTACATAATCGAGCTTTCATTTCATCTCTGTATTTTGTATTGTAAAAAGCATCTTTGGATGAATGAAAATATGGTGTGTATTCATAATGTTGTCTTCCATTATATTCTATACCAATTTGCAGTTCTTCGCAATAACAATCAATTTCTAAATTGGAATTTGTTATATCGTTTCTTAGAAAGTCTGGACGTTTTTTTGGAAACTTGTATCCTGTTAATTTTTCGGCGACTCTTCTGCATTCTGTTTCACCTATACTATCTGGTTTTTCTGTTGCAAGTTGTTGTCGTTTTGTTTGTTGTTTAAAAGGTATAGCAAATAAATTTCTAATCATCTCTGTGTGGTTTTGATATTTACCGGTTGCGCCTCGCAGCCAATTTATAATAAATGTAATAACAAGTATAGAAACAGATATCCAAAATAAAATTGTAAATCCATATTTATTGTACAAGTATGCTATCATTTTATTTTCAAAAGTGAATTTATGAAAATTTACATTAGTGTATGAATTAAAATGTCTGAATTTAAAAAAGCTATAAAATATCTCTCAATTATTTTACCTATTGAATCTGATGCATTGGAAATTTTATTTAATGATAAAAATACAAAAGAAGCTGCATATAAAGAGTGTTTAATGCTGAATTTATCTCCAAATAGTATAAAGATTAAAAGAAAAGAATACGAAACATCTGTTTATGAATATATTAAAACATTACATGATTTTTTGAATAGCAAAGTCTAAATTATAAAATTGTAATTCTTTACTATATTTGGTAAAGAATTAATCTTCTGTCATAGTTCGTTCTATCGCGAAATCTTTATATTCTTGACATCCAAATTCCAATTCATCTAATAATGGTGCTTTGTAATAAAAAACACAATCTTGCCAATTATTTGAAGATGATTGATTATTAATGTATATACATGTAAAATCTTGAGTTAATTCATCCATTAATTTATTGAATAATTGAAAGCTTGGAATAATACTGGCAAAATTATCGTAAATTTTCTTGCGAGTGCTTATTAGTGGCTCGCGTAAGATGAAAACACCATCGATACATTGCCGTATAGATGGTTTGAAATCCAATACATATTGATTTGCAAAAATTGTAAATAGATTCCAATGTCTAGAATTTTTAAGTAAATCTACGATAATTTTATCATTAAATAATTTCGTATCAGCCATGCAATCATCCAATACAAGTATTGACCATGAATTTGTGAGGTATTTTTTTGCATAAACTTGTCTCGTTTTTACATCTGTAATTAATGATAGGCTAAATTTATCGTTTATAAATAATGATGGCATAAATTTAGAATAAAAATAATTTGTAGATTCCGATTCCGAAATTGCAGTACCAACTGGTATTATATGTTTTTTTGAATCTATTATTGCTTTTATAAGTACAGATTTACCGCAACCAGGTTTACCAATTATTGAAATTTTCATTCCACCGTCTGTCGTATTTATACTTTCTTCATTTGGTCTTAGCGAATAAAGATCCAATTCTTTAATTTCAATTCTAGTTGGTGTCATTTTATTTAAATTTATAAAACTTTAATCCAATAACACTCTTGATAATTGCGTTATGTTTGCACCGAGACAAATTATTAGTAGATTATCAATCTTTTGAATTGTATAAAAAGGTTTGGGTTCAAAACTTTTAATCAACATTGTTTGTTTATCTTGATTTGGTTCGTGAATTACGTATATTGCTTTCCCGTGTTTGGTGATATTTGGACTAGAATTTGAGTAAATTTTTGAAAATATATTTATAAACTTGTGCAAATTGTGCATTGATAACGCTTCTAATAAATCTGTTGTTGCCATTTTGTTTCAATATTATTAAATGTAATATTGAAACGATTAGATTGTTGGGAAACCAACAATACCATTTTTGACTGTAATCACGTTTGACGCGACAGATAGTGTAATAAATTGGAATTTTTGAGCGTAATCAGCTCCGGAACCAAGTCCACCAGTACCATTGATTGCCACGATTGATGCATCGGAACCATATGGAGCCAGCGCTACATTGGATAATCTTCCATAGTTTGTAGATCCTAGAGAATCAATCTCATAAAAGGCGAGAGAATATCCATATTTATGTAGTCCAGTTTCAAACGGAATAGTAGGAGCCTTGTACCAAGGTTCGATAAGAGAGAAAAAGTCTGATCCCATATTTGTAAGTCGATCTGTATTTTCATAAGTCAGCGTTGTGCTTTCAATAGGATCAAGAGCATTAGAAGGAGTGTAATTATCAACGACAGGACCTGGCACAGGACTTGCCGAAGTATAATTACTCTTGATGTTTTGAGTTGTGATATTTTCAGCGGCAAAGAACAAAACTTTTACGGAATGAGAAAATCTAATATCAAAACGGGGAATTCGATTTTGAACGGTATTATATGTGGAACTAGGAGCGGTTTGAACTTGTTCAATCATAATATTTCTAGGTGCACATCCCATTTTGGATCTTTCCTCGACGGAAACAATTGCGTAATTTGCCCAAACATCTGCAATATCCAATACTGGTTCATTTGCAATATCAGTCGGTACATTAGGAGCCTTATAAGGATTGACACCGAGTACTGGTGCAGAGTTTTCGAGAACCAAAAGTTCTCGCCATGGTCTGAATTGAAAGTTTAGTCTCAATTCATTATATGGTAGGGCAGAAGTTGGTAGTGCTACACCGGTATCACGAGTGAAAAAGAATGGTAGCGGCAAATTCAACCATTTGGATGGTAG